TCATTTAAGAAAGCAGCATATTCATCTAAGAACTTCCATGAACCTTTCTCATTTATATAGTCTTTTAGACTTGCTCCTATTTTCAAAGTGACCCCAGATTCAAACCAAATCTGGTTTAATAGTTTGGCCATATGAAAATAAGAAGATGCTATCTGTCTTTTCTTTAGAATAGCTACATGCTTATAGTTGAGCTCTGCCAATAGTTCATAGAGGGCCATGTGATACTGGGCATCACGTATTTTTGCAAAGTCAAAAATTTGTTGTTCTTTATCAAATATTGGTAAGAAGTTGAGCCACATGTAATAATCTCTTGTAACATACCAGGTATTTTTTCCTGATTTGTAGATAACTCCTCTTCTGCATTTAAGCTTTTGGTCATCCCAGTAATTGATAAAATCTTTGGATTTAAATGGAGAGTCACAGTAATATCCATCTGTTCTGAACTTTCTTGATTCAGAATTAAATAATAAGCTAGTTTCATCAAAGTTGTATTTACCAGGTTCTTTAAAAATATCTCTTAAAAATGTAGCAAACTCTTCTCTTGAAGAAAAGTCTGTAATAGTCCAGTTGCCATTATCATAAGTTGGTATGTTTTCAAATATCTCCATTATTGATCATATGCCATTCCAATACCACCTCTTACTCTACTAGATTGTTCTTCCTGTAGATCTTTATAGGCACCTTTAAATGATGCTCTAATCTGTTCAAAGTTTTTTGCTGCAGCTACCAGAGAGTTAATATTACCATCTCTACCATGTGATATAGGTGTAGTCTCCATATATTTAGCTAATCTATCTAACATAGATGCAATACCTTTGTATGCTCTAGATGTAGGTGTTTCATACATTCTCTGACAGAATTGTAAGGCTATAAAGATATCTTGATCTTCTGTAGAGAACTCAGCATCTATCTGTTCAAGTATGAGAGATTCTTTATCTACTTCTGGTGTATAAAAGAATGGGTTCAAATCTGGGTTAGGGCAGGTCATGTAAAACAAGTATTGGTATATCTTGATATAATCATCAGGATAATTATCCATTACCATCTTAAGTGCTTTTAGTGTATAGCAATGTTCTGTAGGAATTACTTTGCCGTTCTGTATATCAAATAGTTTTACAATCATTTCTTTTTAATATTATTTCTATTATCATGTAAATAATGCATAATAGCTGTTACTTCATCTTTTAAATATGGGATGTCTATTTGAATTACATCTTTTACAATTGGGTCTCCATTATCATCATATCTGGTAAGTGGATATCCATATCTATCTTCTCCTTCTGTTTCAAATAGTATATGATGAATAAACATTCTTCCGGGTTGCAATTTAGGATTGTGTTTAAGTATCATATACATATAGATACTTAACTGTAAACAGTAATGATTAAAGTTGCAATCATCTAAATTAGATAAAGGTGGGAGTAACTTTTCAGAAACTCCCTCCCAATCTTTGTAAGATTCAGTCTTGATCTCTTTGTTGGTTTTATAGTCAATAATGTTTACACATCCATTTACTACTTCTACAAGATCAGACTGTCCACAGATTCCAACTGATTTAAGATAAACCATATGTTCTGGATACACGCCTGGTTCTAATTTTTGAGATGGTGCTAATTTAATTCCATTTGTTAAATCATTTGGTTTAAATACTGGAACAGTTATTCCTTCTCTTTCTATTGATGCTAAAGAACATAAGTCAGCTTCTCTTTGGTTATGATAAAATGTACCAAGAGTTACTGCTCTTTCTGATTCAGCATTCCAAATGGATATAATATCTTTTGGGTTTATATTAAACCATTTAGATCTTTTATTTTTAGAAACTTTTTTTGCAATCTTTTCTGCATCAAAAGGTTTCTTAAAATGAGATACTAGTGTGGTAACACTAATCCAATTTATTTCTGAACCATCATTGCTTTTATAGCTATGATCTTTTGCATTAAATACTATACTCATAACTTATCCAATTGTTCTTCTTGTTCTTCTGTAATAATTGCTTGCCACTTACCAAGTGGGCATTCTGATGATAAAGATCTGGTCTTAAATGATAGTGAACATCCACATTCATTACAGCAAGGTGCTGTTCCTTTTACTGCACACTTTCTACCTTTATGTTCACATTCATCACAAATATCATATCTGAGTCTAGATATTTCTTCCACTGTCTCATCTCTAATGACAGAGTTTTTAATACCTTCAAATATCTGTGATCTATTTTGCCAGATTAGATTAAGTACATTTTTCATTTATTTTTGTTTTTAAAAAAGGTTTCTCTTTTTTCTGTTTGATCTTGAATCTTAAGATTTAATTTCAGTAGTAGTTCTAATTTATTTTCTAGTGCTTTCTTATTGTGATAAGCTTTAAATGTAGATGTGTCATGTTCTTTTAATATTCTTGATATCTTTTCTATTGATCCATATACCATCTTTGGTTTTGAAACAAAATGACCAAGACCTTCTATGTTTATTCTAGGATATTCTAAATTAGATAATAAGCTTCTGACATCTTTGTAATAAAACTCTACTAAGTCTTCTACTAAATCCTTATCAATATTTAATTCTTCTGCAACTTCTTGATATATTCTTTTAGGCTTTCTGGGATTCATCTCCTAAAAATTTATAGTCTAATAAAATAGTACCTGTTGTCTGAATTTTTAAACTTGGATTTATCCGAATTAATTTTTTGTTTTCTTCATCTTTAACAACTAAGTTAGTTTTCTCAGCTTTATTTATACAGTTTCTCACAGTCTGTGGAGACTTAAAAATAGGCTCTTCTTCTGAAGATGCATCATAACAAAAATGAGTTAATTCTATTGGTTCATTAAAACTTAGTAAAGTCAAGCAGTTAAGGTCAGAGTCACTTAAGTTGATTCTATTAACATAGCAGTGGGTAAGTATTTGAAACTTAACCACATCCCACTTAGGCATTCTTACACGCTTCTGTACTTGATTTACTATAGCCATGACTAGCCTCTTTTAAGCTTTCTCTTTGCTTGATCTGCTGTACTAGACTCTTTATCAATATCAAAATCTGAACCTCTTTCTTCATCTGCTTCTTCTTGTTGAGGAGCCATCATCATAGCATATTGATATTGAATACTAGATCTTTTAAATCTTGCTTCATCAATTTTTAAAAGCATTTCTTCATAATCTAATTGTGCTCTTAAATAAGGCATAGAAGTTTGATAAAACTCTAGCATTTTTTCTTTTTGCTCTTCTAACTGTTCAGGAGTTAGTTGCATTTCTGGTTGTTGGTTAATTGTTTCCATAAGACATTAATTTAATTGGTTTAGACAAATATATATATTTTTTTAATTTAAATTATAGAAGTTTAAATAAAAAAATCCAGGCACATAACACACCTGGATTTCTATATATCTAGAGAAGTAGATAACTATCTATTCTTAATTGTAAGATTTAAAACTGTTAAAAGATAAAAGTTTCTAGGGATATCAATTTCTAATGAAAAGAAATCAATGCCAAAAAACCTTAATCTAAGCATTAGTGTTTGCCAATACCTAAATGTGTTTTTCCAATTGTTTCTATACTTCATTACAATTATTTCTTTTTGAATCTTTTGGCAATTATATTTCCAATATACTTTCCTACTTTTCTAAGGAAGTTATTCTCAGATTCTACATTAACTTGAGTGCCTTCTGCAGTTTTCTTTACTTCTACATCTAGCTTTCTACCATCTAGCTTAAAGTGTTTTTCTTCAGGTGTTTTGTGTACTTCAACATCTACTTTGTCTGTGTCAACAGTAACATCTACTTTTTCACCTTCCTTTTTAACTTTAGCTTTGACTTTTTTAGTTTTTACTTCTACTTCAAAGTCTTCTATTTTCTTTTTATTTTCCATCTTCTATTGTTAATTGTGAGGTTGTTGCAACTGTTGCGCTAACTGCAGCTAAATAACTAGCAGCTGTTACTACACCAATTGGCAAAGTAATTGGAGCAGCTATAATTGCTCCTGCAACTGCTCCTGTAATAATGGCCCACCTTTGTACTCTTTTCCAGAACTTAGGTGTTTTACCATTCCATCTTTCTTTAATTGTTTTCTCCTTCATTATTATTTGGTTTTATTGGTTCATCTTTTATATGCTTAGCTAGATGTTTTAGTATAGGTAAGTATTCTGTCCAGCCTAATCTTTTAAAATTTTCAAGATTTGACCAGATCAAATTAATAATTACATAGTTGTAAAAAGCATAGTGTAGCCACTCATATATATTAAATGTAACCCCAAATATAGGCTTTATTTCTATATGTGTTGCCATTGCATTTGATATTCCTATCATTAGCATATATACAAATAACTTAAACCAACCTTTTCCAAATAACTCTGAGTCAAATTTTTTACCCTCAGATCTAGATGCTTTAAGTCCTGTATAAAACTCTAATACAAAAAGTATTAGTATACCTATACCTACTGGAAGAACAATACCAAAAACAGAATTAAAATAATAAGCAATACTTGCAAAGATTGCACTAACACCTGTGCATGTTCCAGCCAAATGCGGATGAAAAGCACTTGTTACAAAATGATCCATGTCTCTATAGCCCGCTGATATTACTAATTTTGTTAATGTTGTTTTCATCTTAAAATACAACCTATCTGTTATGTATTTGCAAGTGTTACAAAAGCGGTATAGTTAGCTCCATCATATATTACACTTTTAGAAACTAAATATGCTTCTGGATAAGATTGAAATAATGTTTCCAATGCTAATTTTAATGCTCCAGATGTTGGAGCATTTAAATCATATTCTTTAAGATTAGAACACTGTCCCAATGATAATCCTTGTAAAACTTTTAGTTGGTATGGAAAATTATTTCCTTTATTTCCATAATCTTTTAAATTACCTACTGACATAATTTCTATTTATTTATTATCTACTAATTTCCTCCCAATCCATTGATGAATAAATCAATTCAGTATTTGTACTTGCTGAAACAACTAAAGTAAGTTCATAAGGAGTACTTGTAAAAGAATTTCTTTCAAGTTGAAAACTAAATAGTGCTTCTTTTAAAATATCTAAACTAACAGACGCTTGAGCAGAAGATGTTAGAAACCCAGAAGCTAATATTCTTCCTCCAGCAAAACTAGTACCTGTAATATTATATTCAACAGATGAAGTTGCAGATGCAGGAACCCATGCTCCTCCAGTAGTTGTTCCAGCAGCAATTACTTGCCAATTATATATACCAGTTGCAACTCCCATGATTGATAGTGCTGTTAAAATAACAACCCCATCTAAACGTGTTGTTTTTAGTCTTATACTTACTACTGGATAGTAAGTTCCAGCTACTGCCAAACTTGTAGGAGTAGTAATAGGAGTACCAACAGCTTGTTGAGCACCTCTTAATTCATAACCTCCTTCTGATATTACAGTAGAACATACTTGTTTTAGTGTACTTGAATTTGCTGTAACTCCTGTGTTTGTTATTTCATATCTAAGTGGAAGAGATGCTGTAGTTATATATGTTGATGGAATGAGATTAGCATGATTAAATTTATGACAAAGTAAAAAGTTTCCATCAATAATAAAACCAACTCTTACTGTTCCTTCACCTAACCACTCAATATCCATAAACATTATCTGTGCCTTAGTAATGTCTAATACTACACCTGATGGACCAGTACCGTCTAAACTATCTACATTCCACGCTGACTGATTTACCACAGTTTCAGTAACTAAGCCTGTTACTAAACTTCTTTCAACAAAGCTTAAAGTATTATTATTTAACTGAATATATATTCCATTATCAGTTCCAAAATAACCAACTCTTTGTCTCAAATTACTTTGAGCAGGAGCCATTACAAAAGTATTAAGTACTAAAAGTGATTTACCTGGTTGGTAAGAGAACACTTTTGTTGTTTCTCTTAATACTTGTGAGCCATTTGTTGTATTAACATTTAAGTTTACTAATCCCTCATTTGGACTAAAAACGGCAGAACCCCCACTAGCAGTGGAGGTTGCCCATAAACCATTATCACTATATCTATGAGATGAATCAAATAATGTTAGGGGATTAGAAACTCTTTGCCTACCAAATGCATCAATAGCCATTGAATTAGCATTTGTAATACTACTGGTAGTTATACTATTATTAATAGCATCTAACCCCTGTAACATTTTTAACTGCCAGGGAAAGTTATTGCCTTTGTTTCCGTAATCTTTTAAATTACCAACAGACATTATTATGAGTTAATAATAGCAAAATGAATTAATACAGGAGCATTAAGTGCAGCAGCAACATCAACATTAGTAATTACTAATACTAATGAACCATTAGTTAAAGTGTTAAAACTAACTACTGGAAATCCTGTACCAGAATATTCAACAGTTAAAAGAACAGTTGATCTAC